TAGCGTATTTGCAGCGTTGTTCCTGCTGTGTTTAGCAAAAGGAGGGAGAAGTGTTTGCGGAGTTTGGCGTACTGAATTTCTGGACGTATGTTGTTGGTGCGTTTTTTATCGTGCTGGTGCCAGGGCCGAATACCCTGTTTGTGCTCAAAACCGGGATTGGTCACGGCGTTAAAAAAGGGTATCTCGCCGCGACAGGCGTATTTATCGGTGATGCGGTACTGATGTTTCTGGCCTGGGCGGGCGTCGCGGCATTAATCCAGACCACGCCGGTACTGTTTAATATCGTGCGCTATCTCGGGGCCTTCTATCTGCTCTGGCTGGGGGGCAAAATGCTCTGGTCGGTGGTGAATCGTCAAAAAAGCGCGCATGAGAGCGGCCCTGAACCTGCCAGTATGATCATGAAACGTTCACTGGTATTAAGCCTGACCAACCCCAAAGCGATTCTGTTCTACGTATCGTTCTTCGTTCAGTTCATTGACGTGAATGCACAAAGTACCGGCACTTCTTTCCTGATCCTCGCCACGACGCTGGAGTTAATCAGCTTCATGTACATGAGCTTCCTGATCTTCTCCGGCGCGTTTGTCACTCGTTACCTGAAAACCAAAAAGAAACTGGCAAAGCTCGGGAACGGTCTGATAGGGCTGTTGTTTGTTGGATTTGCGGCGAGGTTGGCGTCGCTGCATTGATGAATGAAAGGCTCCTGAGGGAGCCTTTTTAATGTCTGGCGTAGCTGGAAAGCCGCGCCAGACAAGGCTTCACGTTTTACTACTAGCAGCCAAAAGCCATAAAAAGCGGCTAGGGTGTGGACACATTGTGGACACTCTTACCACCATTAGCACCCTTCAGCGGGTTAAGCGAAATCGCATCCTGCAGGTACTGAGGAGCGAAGTGCGCATAGACCATTGTCTGCGCAATTTTCGTATGACCTAAGATCCTCTGCAGTGTGATGATATTGCCCCCGTTAATCATAAAGTGCGTGGCGAAAGAGTGTCGTAGCGCATGTGTTGCTTGCCCCGCCGGTAAGTCGGGCTTAACTTCTTTGAGGATTCGCCTGAATTCAGCATAACTGGCCTCAGGAAACAGAAATCCTCGTGCTTTGCCGACTACGTAAGACGCAACGTCATCAGAGATCGGGACCGTGCGCGGTGTGTTGGTTTTCGTCTTAACGAAAGACACCCGGTTATGAATCACGTTCTCCGCCTTTAACCGTGCCGCTTCTCCCCATCTTGCCCCGGTACTCAAACACAAAACCGCAATTTTACGATTATCACCTGAGAGCGCAGCTAGTAAGGCGTCAATTTCCTCAAGAGTGAGATAGCCCGTTTCGGCTGTCTGCTCTTTCAGTTTTTTGAATCCCCTGAATGGATGTTCACCGTTATAGAGCTCTGACTCAATCAGGGTAGTAAACATCCCACCTAGTGTGATCAGGTCGCGGTTGATGGTTGTTGGCTTAATACCTTCACCCCGGCGTTGAGCACAATATTGCGTTATCAGGCTCTTGGTAATCTGGAAAGCGCACGGGTTTCCGGTCATCGTTTCGAAACGCTCAATTTTCCTGAGATACGATTGACCGTGCTCCTCATGTTTACCTTTCAGCTTCCACCATAACTCTTTCAGTTCCGACAATTGGCGTTTGTCCGTTGGTTTTGAAAGCCATTCCTTTGAGTGATGGTTATATTGAGTATGCTTTTCAAAAGCCATCGCCTCGCTTTTCTTGTCGAACTTCCGACGGATGCGTTTTCCGTTACGCCCGCTCGGTCTAATGTCCACTTCATATCGACCATCATCGAGCTTTTTAACAGACATAAAGCCTCCCGATGATGTTACTGCGTACTTCAATTTCCTGATTTAAATAGCAAAAACTCACTGTGCATTTGCTGCACAAAAAAGCGCCGTAAATGGTTAGCCAGTTTTCTGGTCTGAGTGGGGTGACGTTGTTGTCTGCTGCCCAAAGTGCGCGAGAGCCGGTGCAATTTGCCCAGCTTCAGGTGCTATTTGATCAGTCATAAACCACATCGTGTATTTCGTGAAACGAGGGTGCTGGAGAATTTTCATTATGGATTCCACACCTGCATTTTTGGAGCGGCTTTCATAGCTCGAAAGTGAACTATAAGGAACGCCAGTCAAGTCACTGACTTCCCTACGGTTTAGCCTCTCTGACTCCCGCATGAGTTTTAGCTTCTCTGAAACGTGTATTGACATAGTTACTCCTATTGCGTAATTTTGTGTTCATGGTATCCATTGTTTTGCATTCGTAGTTACACTAAAGGCAATTATAAGCCATTAAGAGCAATTAAAACGCTAACGGAGAAGTGTACCAGATGAAGAAGACGTTAGAGAGCGCAACTGACGCAGTTCCATATCAGGAGTTTGCACGCCTGATAGGTAAAACCCCGGCGGCCGTAAAAGGGATGATTGAGAAAGGCAAATTACCAATCATTGAAATGACCGACCCACAATCTGCTACTGGAAGAGCTGGGGAGTATTGGGTCTACCTTCCGGCATGGAACAACGGTATGAAGATGGCATATGAAAGCCGTCCTAGAGAGATTCGCGATGGTTGGTTGATGTGGCTCGGCTTAGGGCAACCTTCACGGTAATTAGATTCATCTATTTCATTCAAATTCAATCGAGAAATTGCATGTCAAAACCAATAAAGCATGGCTGCATTCGTCATATCACTAATGGTATGCGGGTGCTGATCGACTTAAAAAGCGTGGCCGCTATCCGTGAGCGCACTGAAACAGCCGACAAAGTTGAGGTGCATCTGACGTCGGGAGAAGTTTTTGAACTTGATGTTGCCTATGAGGAGATTGCAGGTCTGTATCTAGAATTTTTAGCAAAAGAACGTGGGGTTATGGCAAACCCCACCAGTATTTGAGCTTAGTTGATATCTAAAAAGCTTTTATGCGTGACAGGCATTTTAGATTGAACTGCCTCTCTCAACTGGATTGACAGTTTGTTGATTTCCTCAGCCTTCTCACGATTAGAGATCGCATCAGAGGAAGAATTAACCAATGCAATGGCTGATTTTAGAGTGGCAATTAATTCATCATTTTGTTGATTAGTCATGAAATACCTCATGTGATTGGCTTGTTTTTGGCGATTCGATCCTATCACAAGGCCATGTGTCGGGCATGGTTAAAACCCGACTCCCTAAGGAGAATTTATGAAAGAGCCTCGCTGTATTGCACAGTTGCTTCGAAGAGAAAACCCTAATCCGATCAACTTCACCATCACTCACGGTCGCGGCCGCAAGGGCATAATCATCCGAACCCGTAAGCCGGGCGTTATCGAGAAGATTCGCCGTCTGGTCAAAAAGAGAGGACTGTGGTTATGACGGTAATGACACTGGAAGTGATCCAGAAACAACCAACAGCGCTTCGCGGTCTGGTCTGCAAGTATTTGGCTCAGCCTCGCTGGCAGGACACTTGCGATTTTTACAATCAGATGATGGAGCGGGAGCGTCTTACGGTTTGTTTCCACGCTCAATTAAAACAGCGCCACTCTGTCATGCGCTTAGAGGAAATGACCGAAGCCGATCGTGAGCGTCTTGTTTGCGCGCTTGATGAATTGAGAAATGCATTCGCCCGGCACCGCCAACTTGGCGTGTCGAAAGCAACTTTCATCAGCCGCCTGACCGTTAGCCAAAGGCGATCACTGTTTCTTCATGCGGGGCTGACAGAGCAGGAATTTATGATGCCGCACTGGCGTTTGAACGAAGAGGGCTGTTATTGGCGCGACAAACTTTTCCGCGCGCTGCGAGAGCTGTTCAGCCTTTTTGAGTACGCACCAACTATTTTAACCTCGGTAAAACCTGAGCAGTATTTACATTAATTAATCTGGATTCGTTTTATTACGCGCCTTACAGCGTGGGGACTCCTTTTGTCTGGAGATAGGCAAATGCAAAAACAAAATACAGCGCAGCGGGGGATGTGTTCGGCACATCTGGCGCAGGCAGTAAGCGAGGCACAGCGCGACTTGGCGACCCGTTACTCTTCTCAGTTTGATGGGCTTATCGCGTACATCAGTAAGTCAGAACTTAATCGCACCGAGATTATCGAGTTATTAGGCCAGGAGTCGGAAAAGTTACACAACTCAATTTTCGGTAGAGCTGGTTAACCACAGTTAACAGGAAGCATAAATGAGCATACGCATCGAGATTAATAACCAATACGTCATCACCAGTGACCGCTATCAATTCATTTTGCAGGAAAAAAAGACCGCTACATCCGGGAAGAATGAAGGTAAGGAATGGTTAGACGTTGTGGGTTACTACCCAACTATCCCTAAGCTTGTCTCAGGCTTGGTATTGCATGATCTTTTGACCAGCGATCTTACTGGCTTCTCAGCTCTGGAAGCTCGGATTGAACGCTTGGGGAAGCTATGTCTGGACGCTTTTAAATAATATGTCCAACGAACCTCGGGGGCGTGTTGCCCCCTCGCCACCACCACCATTTTTGAAGGGAACCAGTGATTCATTCGTTGGTGCTTATCCCTGGAATAACGTCACTAAAGAGGCCATTGGCCGCGACAGACCCCTTACACGTGCCGAACTCCGTCAGGTGCAAGGGGTTTTAAACCGGATTGACCGTCTGCCGTTTTTCCTGCAAACGCTGTTTACATCGCGTTATAACTTCATCCGCCGTAAAAAGAGCCCTTTGGGTGGGCTGTATTTCCTCAAAAACACGTTTGAGCGCAAGCTGCTGCCGCGTCTTGAGCGTGTTAATGATCTGTGCGGGATGAATGAATCCGCCTCGATTGGTTTTCTGTCCGAGCGCGACCAGTATGCGCGCTTACCAGATATGAATGACAAAGAGCTCAGGAAATTTGCGGCCAGAATTGCCTCTCAGCTCTGGAGCAAATACGAGGAGTTAAGCGACGCCTGGGCGGATGCTCACGGCGGGAAAGAGACACTTTTCACCGATGAAGCTCAGTCGCACCTATACGGGCAAGTGGCCGGTGTTGCTCGCGCATTTAACATCACCCCGATGTACTGGAAAAAATACCGTAAGGGTCAGATAACGATCCGACAGGCATTTTCCTCTATTTCACGACTGATTAAAGATGAATGGTGGGTTAATCAGCTTAAGGCACAGCGGATGCGCTGGCGCGAGGCGCTGCTCATCGCTGCCGGTGAGGTCAATAAAGACCGCTCACCTTACGCAAGCAAAAGGGCGATCCGCGATGTTCACGCGCGCCGCCTGGCTAATCTTGAATACCTCAAATCATGCGAACTGGAAAACAAAGTCACCGGCGAACGTATCGACCTCATCAGTAAGGTCATGGGGAGTATTTCTAACCCTGAAATACGCCGCATGGAGCTGATGAACACTATCGCCGGGATTGAACGCTACGCGACCAGCGTTGGTGACGTGGGGATGTTTATCACGCTGACCACGCCATCGAAGTATCACCCGACCCGTCAGGTTGGCAAAGGTGAAAGCAAAACTGTGCAGCTCAATCACGGCTGGAACGAAACAGCATTTACACCCAAAGACGGCCAGCGCTATCTGTGCCGAATCTGGAGCCTGATGCGTACAGCTTTCAAAGATAACGATTTAGAGGTTTACGGGATGCGCGTTGTCGAACCGCACCACGACGGCACGCCACACTGGCACATGATGCTTTTTTGCAAACCCGGTCAGCGTAAAGCCATTAACGAAATTATGCGTCGTTATGCCCTCAAAGAGGACGGACACGAAAAGGGCGCGTCAAAACAGCGCTTTGAGTCACGCCATCTTAATCAGGGCGGAGCGGCGGGTTATATCGCTAAATACATTGCAAAAAATATCGACGGTTACGCGCTCGACGGTCAGCTCGATCACGACACCGGCAAGCCTCTGAAAGATACGGCCGCAGCCGTCACCGCATGGGCGTCAACATGGCGTATCCCTCAGTTTAAACCGATTGGTCTCCCGACGATGGGAGCTTACCGCGAACTGCGCAAACTGCCGCGTGGGGTGAGTATTGCCTGCGAGTTTGACGACAGGGTCGAGGCCGCGCGAGTCGCTGCAGATGAGGGGGACTTTGAGCGGTACATCATCGCGCAGGGTGGGGCAAACATGCCGCGTGATGCTCAGGCCGTCAGGGTCGCCCGTAAGGTGACTGATGAGGTCAACGAATACGAGGAAGATATCGAGAGGGTTGTCGGGATTTATGCCCCTCATCTCGGGGCTCATCGTGTCCATGTAACCCGTACAGCCGAATGGCGCATCGTTCCAAAGGTTTTGGCCGTTGAGCCTTTGACCTTAAAAAGCGGCTCTGCCGCGCCTCGGAGTCCTGTCAATAACTGTGGAAAGCTCACCGGCGGTGGCGATCCAGTTATGACCCCCACACCGTCTGAGCAAGCCGCAGCGGTGTTAAATCTGATTGAGCGCGAGGTTATCGGCTGGAATGAGCCGGACGTCGTGAAGGTGCTTAACGAGGCGTTAAAGGCTGGTGCACCGCGCAAACATCGGCAGCAAAGAAGCAATGCGCCGCTCAGAACCAGCGAGCAAGCGCCATCAGCCAGGATGACAAAACCCGAAAGGGATCGCGTCGCAAAAATTCGTTTCGATTTAGCTCTGGAGGGCATTACCACGGAACGGTGGGAGCTCGACGCGCTGACGCGTGGGGCAACAGTGATTTATGGCGATAAAAAATTCAAATACGCGGCTGCTGATGGGTGGCCGGGATTTTCAATGCAAGAGGAGAGTAGTTAGAAACAACCATCGCCGATGTAGCTACATCAGTAATCCGAAATCATATGCGATCACATCGGTAAACATGGCGGCCACCACGGTGACTGTAAGAACAGCACCGGTGTTGAAACTCTCTTTCAGTGCCTGTGGTATTGAACAACGAGCCCGGCGAGGCGTTAGCATTTCGCCTGCATACTTGCTATAAATGCTGTATGTGTATACAGTATTTATGCGGGGGGGCTATGGCGGGTCATGACTTGGATTTTCAGGTGGTCTATCGGGGTGAGACCTTAGAGCATTACTGTCCAGGAGGGTGGGTTTTCTTTCAGCGACCTAAAGAGTGAGGCGGCGGGTACTGGCTGGGGCGCACTTTTGATGGTGTTTTTATGATTGAGTACGAGCGACCGGTATCGCTAAATGATGGTATGAATTTTCTGGCCTCAATGAAGAAAGTAGAGGCAAAAAGCGAGGAATTTGACCCAAACTTTTCACTTTTCTAGTGGTGCACGCATCAGGTGCATGAGTTTGCATTCATTTTTGATTCCAGCGTTTGCGAGCCAGCGCCAGCGCAGGCGCGGCTCGGGGCTTCTGATGCACCTGCATGAAAAGCGACCCCTTAAGCGGGCAGGCGAGGTGGGGATAGCACTGCGCGCGAATGGTTATAACTCATCACTAGAATTAATTTCACTTAGAATTTTTTAGATTCCAGTCATTTATCTATTTAACACCAATCTTAAGCTCGCAAGCCGTAAGTATATGTATTAGCACTGGAAATCAAAACAGGAGCTATAGATAAGGTTTAGGAATTGTGATAAAGATTATAGAGTTATCACTAAAAGTATGTAAAATGCACTACAATTCGACATAAAAAGTCCTAAAGAAAAATAATTAACTTACGAGAGATACAGCGATGATTACTGTCCAGCGTGTTGATTTGACAGCAAAATGTTGGGTCGTTAGACCGGGTGTTAGGTACAAGCATTTTTCTTACTTCCTTGAAAACAATGTAATTGCAACTGCTCACTTAGATGGTTTATCCCCAGGACAAATCGATTTCGAAACTGAAATAACTAGAGAAGATATTTCAGATAGGATTGATGGGCTTGATAACATTGCTTCAAGGAATATTTATACCCAAATTGAGAGTTTTATTGCTGATATGCGTGTCGGCGATGTGGTTTTCACTCTATCTGGTGATGTTGTTGTTCCTGGAGTAATTACATCACTACCTTATTTTGAACGAGAACAAATTTCTAATGAACGCGGTAATGATGGGTTTCATGTAAGGCGAAGTGTTACATGGGGTGAACATATTCGCAGAAGGGATGTGCCATTAGCCCTCCAGAAATCATTTAACGCATATCAGGCTGTTTTTTCTTTGGGAGAGAAGTCTGACGAAGTTCTTCACTGGTTGATGTCTTTTTTCATTACGGATGAGACTTTCTGCACAAGTTTGAGAATTGAACAGCATGATGCAATTAAGCATCATACCTTAAAACAATTGTCTGAGCTTGTTGACCGGGTTCAGGTCATAGCATTATTGATTGGCGAGGGTTTTGAGGGTGAGTTTTCAAATGATGTTGTCCAATCGCATATGGAAAGGTTCTACGAGGATGGCCAGTTATCATTAACAGCACAACAGATGCTAATGTCTCCTGGAGATGTTTGGCTGCAATTCAAAACCCGAAATCGAATAGCGGGGATTGCTTTCCTGATGATCATGGGGGCTATTTTCAATCAAAACGTTGCCTTTGCATCCGTTGAAGATAACCAAATCAGAGAGGAAGTTTTACCTTTCATAGCTGGTAAAAGTGAAGTTGCAAAAAGCGGGCTGAATTTTGAAAGAGTATCCCAAAGCCTTGCATTACATGTAAAAAGACAAAACAGGAGTTTTGTCGATGCAAATCCTACAAGCCGAGAACCTGATTCAGGTATAAACTTCCCTGAAGATGGAGATGCTAGACATTCTGGTGAATGACCATGGTGATTAAATTTATCTCAGAACATTGGTTTATATTAAGCTTGCTTTTATTAGTGAGTCTGTTCTTTATTTTCAAATTTAAAGATATATATAGGACCCATGATCAATTCAATAATGTTGTCATTTCATTGTGTGCAATATTCACCATTTTATGGGGAGGGTATACATTTGATGCCTTGCATCAGAGGGATAAAGCTGAGGCTGACCTCACAGAACTTACGAACAGAATAAAAAACACAGAAGCGACCTTTTTCAATGTAGATGTGAAGGTTGTTAAAATTGAAGGTGTATTTTACATCAAACCTGTCGTAACCATAAAGAATAGTAGTAATCAAAGGATCTATGTAAGATTAAGCAAGGAATCACTCACTGTTAGTCGTGTGGCATCTGAGGGGGCAAAACAAGTTGCGATGGAAATATATCATCCGAATTACTATGAAGAGTTAGCCCTTTTACACTCTAAAGATGCCAATGGAAAGGAGACTGAAAATGTACCCATGTATGATATTTCGGTTCCTATCTCTGCTGAAAGAAGTCTGAGCTATCTTGTTTCTACAAAAATTCCGGGGATTTACTACGTGACTTTTAGTGCTAATGCGATGGATGAAAAAGGTAATCCTATATCTAAAGTTATTAACGGTAAGAAATCAATTTGGTTTTCTTCATCATATGTTGAGGTTAAAGATTAAATTAGTTCTTTTAAGAAAGGTTGGTTTTCGTGACTTAAGCCATTTTTGGTCGCAATAACGGTTTAGTATGCCGTCACAAGACGGCATTTTTTTTAGTTTCACTCACAATCTATGCTGTAATCCTTAAAGCGGATCACCTCCATCCCGAGCCAGTCGTTTATCTCTTTGAAACGCTCCTGCAGCGGCGTCAGCTCGTTACGCACAAACACCCGCGCCACCTTCTCGATATCCCCCATTGAGCCGATATTTTCAGGCTTGCCGCCCATGAGCTGGAACGGCACGCGGTGCGCATCGAGCAGGTCAGCGGCGCTTACCTTCTTGATGTTAAAAAAATCATCCTTCGTGGCGACTTCACTCAACGGCACGATCTTAATGCCGTCCGGTTTCCCGTTCGGGGCGTAGAAAAACAGGTTTTTAAAATTCCCGAGCCCTTTCGAGTCACGCATCGCGGAGCGCAGCGCCTCGACGTCGGTGCTGCTTTGCGCCGCGTCGGTCACGTACATGATGTAACCCGCGTGCGCACCGTTCTGGTAATACTTTCGACGAAACAACGTGGCGGATTCATTCAGCCAGGCGGAATTGAGCGCGCTCAGGTATTCCGGCATCCCGTAGAGCTCCTGATTGATATCAGGCTCAAGCAGGTGAAACACCGAACCGGGGGCGAACTGGTGCGGATGGGTATAGCTTGACACGTACCAGTAAACCCCTTCTTCGACACCCCGACGGGTATATTTGGCCGGGGAGGTTTCCAGCTTCATGAGCTGGCCGGTCACGCTCATGCGCTTTTCGAGATAGCCGTTGGCAAACACCAGATAATCAAGCACAAGGCGGCTGAAGTCCTGACGAGACAGCAACGGGTGCGGGATAAAGGTGCTGGTCAGAATGTTGCGCTTTACGTAAATCGGGGAGCTGTGGTGTACGGCTGCGCGCAGGCTTTTTGCCAGCCCGGAAAAGTTGACCGGCGGCTCGTACCATTTGCCATTATTGATGCATTCGACATAGTCGAGAATGTCGCGGCGATCCAGAACGGGTGACGGCTCGCCAAAGGTGAATGCCTCCATTTTCTGCGGTGCGCTGGCGGTCATGTTGGTCTGTTTTGGCTGTTTATTTTGGCGTTTTTTCATCTTAGTTAATGTCCAGAATTGAGCTTGATTGCATACCGCTACCTGCGGAAAGCGGCTCGTTTAACAGGGCGTGCATGGTCGCCCACGCGATATCTGCGTGGCTGGCTTCCTCACTGCGGCTGGCTTCATAGGTGGCGCTGCGGCCACTGCTGGTCATGGTTTTGCGGATAGCCATAAATGACTGAGTGATGTCGGTCGCACCGGCGTCATATTCCAGACACCCGCGTCGAATGGTGTCTTTTGCTTTCAGAACCATTGCGGTTTTCATTTCCGGCGTGTAGCGGATGGCGCGCGCTGCCGGGAAGAATGAGCGCACGAGCTGGTAAACACCCTGGCCGATGCCGGTCGCATCGATGCCGATATAGTCGACGGTGTATTTCTCGGTCAGCGCCCGGATGGCCTCGGCCTGTGCGGCAAAGTCCATGCCTTTCCACTGGTGACGCTCAAGGATGCGGAACTTGCCACCGGCAACCAGCGGCGGAGCCAGTACCGCGCATCCGGCGCTGTCGCCGGTGTGTGACGGGTCATAGCCAATCCAGACCGGACGCCAGTTAAACGGACGGTCGGCGAACGGCTCGAAGTCCTCCCATTCTTCCATCGTATCGACCATGCAGCGCTGCAGCTCCTCGAACGGGAATACGGACGCCTTATCGTCGACGAACTCGCACATAAACAGGTTACGGAAGTCATCCGCGCTGTTTTCCTGTTTAAGCTGGTCGAGGTTAAACAGGGTGCAGCCACCGGCGAGCGCGTCCTCAATGGTGACAATCTGCCGCCACTGGCCGTCTCCGCACAGCACGCCACCGGCAAGCGCCTGATGACTGATATCAATGTCGACACGTTCGTCGCGGTTGCTGCGGCCACGGTTAAACAACTCGCCTGACCAGAACGGGTAAGCGCCATGAGCCAGCGTCGACGGCGTCGAAAAATAGGTTGTGCGGAGGTGTGACTGCGAGGCCATACCGGAGGCGACTTTGCGCAGCTTCTGGAAATTGGGGATCCAGAAAATTTCATCGACGTACAGGTCGCCGTTGTGGCTCTGCGCGGTGTTGGAATTGGTCCCGAGAAAAATCAGCTCAGCGCCATTGTTGCCGATGACGATCGGGTCGCCTGACAGGTCAACGTCAACCAGACGGGCAAAGGCGATGATGTACTTACGGAAAACGTAAGCCTGCGTTTTACTGGCCGACAAAAATATCTGGTTTTGCCCGGTCTTAAGCGCACGCAGGAGGGACTCGCGCGCAAAATAGAACGTCGCGCCAATCTGTCGCGATTTCAGGATGTGGCGGATGCGGTGCTCTAACCCCGCTTTATGCCAGCGGAGCTGATACTCAAACGACTGGTCGAAGAAAATCTCTTCCAGCTTTTCTATCGCTTCATCACTGAAGAAATTGCGTTTCGGCTTTTTGCGATCCCCTTTGTTGCGGCTGGCGATATTGGGGTTTAAATCCACCTCGTTTCCGGTCTGGCCGTAGCGGTTAACGCGCGCGAGCCGCTCCATCTGGCGCGACAGAAAATCCGCGACTTTGAAGTCATGCGCGGTCAGGTCTGGCTTTGCGTAGAGCTGGATAAGCCGCGCCTCTAACGTCGATTCAACGCGGTTAATCGGCGCGGTTTCTTCCCATCCATCGCGCTGTTTCCAGCTCTGAACGGTCGGGCGCTTGAGCTGCAGCATCTCGCAGATTTGCGGGACGGCGAACCCCTGCCAGTACAACAGCCGCGCCTGTCGTCGCGGGTCATTTAACAGAGAAAGGTCAGTTGAAATGGTCATGCTTGCCTCGTTTTTGGTATTACGTGGCAAGGCTAAGGAAATGGGGTGTTATTCGCGCTAAGTGCCTGTTGTATCAGATCTAACAGGAGCGCAAGCGGTGGCTGATACGGGTCAGAGTCGGGAAACTAAACCCGACCCGAAAACCCAACATCAGGACACCTGAACAATGGCAAAGAAAGTTTCTAAATGGTTTCGTATCGGCGTCGAGGGTGACACCTGCGATGGCCGCGTCATCAGCGGCGATGATATTCAGGATATGGCCGATACGTTCGACCCGCGCGTCTACGGCTGCCGAATTAACCTCGAACATATCCGAGGGCTGATGCCCGACAGCCAGTTTAAACGTTATGGCGATGTAACCGAGCTTAAGGCGGAGATTATCAGCGATGGCTCTGCGCTCGATGGCAAAAAAGCGCTGTTTGGCAAAATCCAGCCGCTCGACGAGCTGGTCAGCATGGTTAAGGCCGGGCAGAAGGTTTACACCTCCATGGAGATCCGCCCGAACTTTGCCAACAGCGGTAAATGTTACCTCGTTGGCCTGGCCGTCACCGATGACCCGGCTAGCCTCGGTACGGAATACCTCGAATTCTGCAGCCGCGCCGCGCAAAACCCGCTCGCCGGTAAAAAAGACCAGCCGGACGACGTTTTTTCTGTGGCCTCACTGGCTGAGCTGGAGTTTGAGGACGTTCCCGACACCATGTTCAACAACCTGACCGATAAGGTTAAAGCCATTTTTGGCCGTAAGCAGGCCAGCGATGACGCCCGTTTCGCCGATGTGCATGAGGCGGTGACCACCGTTACCGAGCAGGTGCAAACCAATTTCAGCGCCACCGACCAGCGCGTCACCGAGCTGGAGACCGCTTTTGCGCAGTTTAAGCAGGACGTGACCAGCAAAGTCGATGAAAACGCGCAGGCGTATAACTCCCTGAAAAGCTCCCTCGACAGCACCGAAAGCCAGCGCCAGCCGCGCCGCGAACTTTCAAAAGGCGGTACGGGCGACGAGCTGCTGACCAACTGCTGATAACGAGCCGGGCGCGTTGCCCGGCCTGAACTCTTTTACCCGAACAGGAATAACCATGCGTAAAGATACCCGTTTCAAATTTAATGCCTACCTGTCCCGCGTCGCGGAGCTGAACGGTATTTCCACCGATGACGTGGCGAAGAAATTCACTGTCGAGCCGTCGGTCACGCAAACCCTGATGACTACCCTGCAGATGTCATCCGCGTTTCTGACCAAAATCAACATCGTGCCGGTTGACGAGCTGAAAGGCGAGAAAGTCGGCGTCGGCGTTAACGGTACGATTGCGAGCACCGCCGACACCGCCGGTGATGATGAGCGTAAGACCGCTGACTTTACCGCGCTGGAGTCCAATAAATACGAGTGCGACCAGATTAACTTTGACTTCCATATCCGCTACAAACAGCTCGACCTGTGGGCGCGATTCCAGGACTTCCAGACCCGTATCCGTGACGCCATCATCAAACGTCAGTCCCTCGATTTCATCATGGCCGGTTTCAACGGCATCGAGCGCGCGGCAACGTCCGACCGCAAAAAGAATCCGATGCTGCAGGACGTGGCGATCGGCTGGCTGCAGAAGTACCGCAATGAAGCGCCAGCGCGCGTGATGTCAAAAATCACTGACGAAGAAGGTGCGGTGATTTCTGAAGTGATCCGAGTGGGTAAAAACGGCGACTATGCGAACCTCGATGCGCTGGTCATGGATGCCACCGGCAACCTGATTGACGAGATTTATCAGGATGACCCGGAGCTGGTTGTCATCACTGGCCGTAAGCTGATGGCGGATAAATATTTCCCGATCGTCAACAAAGAGCAGGCAAACACCGAGTCGCTGGCCGCTGACATCATCATCAGCCAGAAGCGAATCGGCAACCTGCCAGCCGTGCGCGTGCCTTACTTCCCGGCAGATGCGCTGATGGTGACGCGTCTCGACAACCTGTCTGTCTACTTCATGGATGACGCGCACCGTCGCAGCATCATCGAAAACCCGAAGAAAGACCGCATCGAAAACTACGAGTCAATGAATGTTGACTATGTGGTCGAGGCTTACGCCGCCGGTTGCCTGATTGAAAACATCAAGCTCGGTGACTTCACCGCACCTGCAGCACCGGAAAGCGGAGAGTAAGCCATGACGAGTCCCGCAGAGCGTCACATGATGCGGGTCTCGGCCTCTGAAACAGCGCGGCGGGCTGCTGTCCCGCTGCGCAATGCAACTGCCTATGAGCAGATGCTCGTTAAGCTGGCCGCAGACAACCGCACGCTAAAACAAATCAGCTCCAAAGAGCGCAAAGCCGCGAAAAAGCGCGAGCTGTTGCCGTTCTATCTGCCGTGGGTCGCTGGCGTCCTCGAAAACGGCAAAGGCGCACAGGATGACATCGTCATGACGGTGATGCTCTGGCGTCTCGATGCTGACGATATCGCCGGGGCGCTGGAAATCGCCCGTTACGCCATGACCTACGGCCTCACCATGCCGGTCGGTCGCCGTCCGACGCCGTGCCTGCTGGCCGAAGAAGTGGCACTGGCCGCGCAACGCCTGCGCGGTGCGAAACAGCCGGTCGAACTGTCGAACCTGCTCGACACCCTCGCGCTGACCGAGCGCGCGGATATGCCCGACATCGTGCGCGCGAAGCTGCACAAAATCACCGGCTACGTGCTGCGTGATGCGGAGCAACTACCGGAGGCGCTGGCGCACCTGCAGCGTGCGATCCAGTTAGAGAGCACCATCGGCGTTCGAAAAGACATTGAGCAGCTAGAGCGCCAGCTCAGGCCAAAACCCGAACCGGCACCGAAAACCAAAACGACTCAACCGCGCACGCGCAAGCCTGCCGCTAAACCGGCGGCACGGCGCGGGCGTCCACCAAAGGCGGCAAAAGCCGCTGGTTAACCGAGCGCTCCCCGAGCCGGGCGGCACGCCGGTCAATGCGGGTATTAATTGCCCTGACTGCGACCGGCGTCCACCGCCCACCCATTACCCGAGGTTGTCATGACGACGCTGATTATTGAGCCAAAAAAAGAGCCGCAGGATGTGCCGGGCGTGGTGATACCGCCACCGGGCGTGAGCGAGCCGGTAATCAAAAACACCCCGTTTTTTCCTGACGTGGATCCGAAGCGCGTGCGGGAAGAAATGCGACTGGAGCAGACCGTTTCCCCCGTTCGCCTGCGCCGGGCGATTAAGACCGCGATCGCGGAGACTAACGCGGAGCTGAGCGACTGGCGCAAAAGTCAGCTCGATGCCGGTTACGCCACGCTGGCGGATGTCCCGACGGACAAGCTCGACGGCGAGAGCGTGCGCGTTTTCCACTACTTCAACGCCGTGTGTTCGATGACGACGGCCACGCTGTATGAGCGTTTTCGCGGCGTGGATGCGACCGCCAAAGGGGACAAAAAAGCCGACAGCATCGACAGCACTATCGATGAAATGTGGCGGGATATGCGTTGGTCTGTGGCGCGCATCCAGGACAAAGCGCGCTGCATTGTGGGACAAATCTGATGAAAGCGTATGCGCTGCAGGGCGACACCCTCGACGCGATTTGCGCCCGGTACTACGGGCGCACTGAGGGAGTGGTCGAAACCGTCCTAGAGGCTAATCCAGGCCTGTCTGAGCTCGGAGTGATCCTGCCGCACGGCACGGCAGTAGAGCTGCCCGAGACCGAGAGCGCGGCCAGAACCGAAACGGTGAATCTATGGGACTGAGTATGGAAAAAATCACCACGTTTATCGCCTACTGGCTGGCCGTGGGGCTGGCGTATGTCGGGGCAATGTCCCCCGAAAAGATGGCGCTTTACGTGGGCGGCGGATGCGCCATTTTTACCGCGCTGACGAACTACTGGTTTAAGCGCAAGACGTACCTCTATCTGACATCGCTCGGACTCGATAAAGGGGCTATTCGTGAAATCAATCGTTAAAAAATGCAGTGTGGCCGCCGTGCTGGCGCTGGCAGCGCTGATGCCTGACTTTCGTCTGCTTAACACCTCGCCCGGGGGGCTGGCGCTGATTGCCGACCTCGAAGGTTGTCGCCTGACGCCTTACCAGTGCAGCGCGGGAGTGTGGACGTCGGGCATCGGCCACACTGCAGGCGTCGTGCCAAAGGGGGAAATCACCGAGCGGCAGGCGGCGGCGAACCTCGTCGCGGATGTGCTGAACGTCGAGAAACGTCTGGCCGTATGCGCGCCGATGAAAATGCCGCCGCAGGTTTACGACGCGCTGGTCAGCTTCTCATTCAACGTGGGAACCGGCGCGGCCTGCCGGTCGACGCTGGTCTCGTTTATCAAACGCCAGCAATGGCCGCAGGCGTGCGACCAGCTTACCCGCTGGGTTTACGTGAACGGTGAAATTAACAAAGGGCTGGAAAATCGCCGCGCGCGTGAGCGTGCCTACTGCCTCAGGGGGATTCAATGAAAGTGATGTTGTTTTTACTGGCCGCGCTTATGGCTGTTGTGCTCTGGCTGCGTCATGAAAACGGCAACCTGACGCGCTCGTTTGAACGGGCAAACAGGGTCGCCACCGAACAAAAAACCGCGATCGGAATGCTGAAAAATCAGCTTTCCGTTTCGCAGGGCATTGCCAGGCGAAATGAAGCCGCGCAGGTCAGTTTACGCGGCGAACTGCTGTCCGCCGGTGCGATGGCCGTGCGGCGTGAAGAAACCATTACGAGGCTGATAAATGAGAATGAAACCTTACGCCGCTGGTACAGCACTGAGCTGCCTGATGTTGTGCGTCGGCTGCACACCCGCGCCGGTTGCGCCTCCGCCGGTCATTGTTTACAGCGCCTGCCCGAAGGTGAGCTATTGCCCGATGCCGGGAAGCGACCCGGCCACTAATGGCGACCTGAGCGCCGATATTCGCAGGCTTGAGCACGCGCTAGCCGCCTGCGCGCTGCAGGTTGAAACCGTCAAAGACTGTCAGGACAAACTCGATGAAGAAAGCACGCAGCCTGCGCGAAGCGCTGATTAAAGCCGTACCGCAACTGGAAACAAACCCCGAAATGATGCGTATCTTTGCCGATGAGGGCAATATCGATGCGCGGCTCGCGGCCACGCTGTCACACGAAAAGATTTACACACTGAATGTGATCGTGTGTGACTTTGTGGGCGACCCCGATTTGATATTCGTGCCGGTGGCCGCATGGCTGCGTGAGAATCAGCCGGATATCTGCACGCTCGATGACGGTCGCAAAAAGGGCTACCGTTTCCAGATGGATTTAAACGACGGGGACAGTGTTGATATCAGCATCAGCCTGCAGCTCACCGAGCGCACCATCATCAAAGAGGAAAACGGCGCGCTGCATGTCAGCTATGCCCCGGAGCCGCCACCGCCTGAGCCTGTCACCCGGCCAAAAGAGCTCTATATCAACGGCGAACTGGTGAGTAAGTGGGATGAGTGACTTTAAGCCTTTTGACGACAAGCTCGCCGGGTTACTTGCTTCCCTGTCACCGGCAGGACGTCGGAAGCTGGCCGGGGAGATTGCAAAGGAGCTGCGCAAGTCGCAACAGCAACGCATCAAACAGCAAAAAGCCCCGGACGGCTCACCGTATCAGGCGCGAAAGCGCCAGCCGCTCAGGGCAAAGACCGGGCGAATAAAAAGGGCGATGTTTCAGAAGCTGCGCGCGAGCCGTTACATGAAAGCCACTGGCCGTGAAAACAGTGCAGTGGTGGAATTTACCGGCAAAGTGCAGCGCATCGCTCGCGTTCACCAGTACGGGCTAAAAGACCGGCCAAACACGCATGCAAAGGACGTGCAATATCCAGAACGCCAGTTACTCGGATTCAGCCGGGAGGTTAAACAGCTCGTCGAGACGCTGATAATTAAACACCTCACTCGCTGATCGTTGTCACAACGACCACAAAACACCGTTCCATTGCCGCTGGCCTCGCCCGGCGGCATCCTTTTTCCATGAATAATCTAGATTTTTCAGGCAGATAGTACATTTTTTCACTGGATGATTTGGGGTAAAGCGAAGTCTGCTTTCAAAGTTCGATTTGGCAAAAAAAAATCACACTGATAAATTGTTATGATTCTGATAAATGATGCTATGCTTAGAGTGCTTCATCAGAAGTTCATGTCTGGTAAGCAACCTAATTTTTTAAGCCTATCACAATGTGTTGTTAGGCTTTTTTTTTATGAATTAAAAGTTCCCAATAAGGTTTTTGAATATCTTCTTTGTTTGGGTGGTTCTCGTTAAATGGTTTGGATTGTTGTTTGTTTATAATTGATGAGTCATAAAGCTATTAATGTGCTCATCTCCCCTCTTTCTTGACTGGTGTAATGTTCTTTTATATCTTATCAGTGTGGTGAATCCCCCTAAGCGGAGGGGCGAACCAGTCATACAAACTTGCAGTATGCTCGCAGTTCTTTGGACTGGCAAAGAATTACCGGGAGGCACCCGGCGCCACAATTCATCACTGGTAATTCTTAACCGTACTGGCTTGATGATTTCTTAACCCTTACCTTTGAAAAGGTATGAGGTTTTTGTTTTAAGGTTGCAATGCAATTTATTCAATACGATACGGTTTAAATGTACGCTTTCGCCACCCCGGTTATTTCTTTGAAAGTAAATTAATTTATTTAAACTTATATTTTAGCATCTAAAGGTTTTTTTGAATTTTATGGCATTTTTGGCATAACTAAAGTTTATGCGTGTGAGTTAGCTTTGATTAACTCTAACTTTTTAAAAGTTAATTTTATTTGACAGTTAAAGGTCATTCGCATGTTAAGAAGAATAAAATATAAACCCATTGGTCTTATGTGTTTTTTGTTGTTGATGTGTGGTTTAATGTTGATGCTGTTTAAAGTTTATGGGCTATATGTTGATAATGTTAATGGGGGGTACTCCAGTTATTTTTTATGGTGCTTTGGTAATATTGATGATTTTTAATTGTTTAATTGTAATCACATTGGTTTTGAAGTTTATCTGTGACAGAAAAGGTATGTTTCTTATCCCTGGGAGGGGAGGAATTTTCCATATTATTATCCGGCCAATCTCAGCAAAATGCCCTGGTTATTGCTAATCGCATTAAACACAGAATTGACTATGATTTGCGAGTTAAGAAAAAAGGTGGTGTTAACGAACCTGTCACTGTGAGTATGGGTATCTACTCATTAACTGAAGGAAAATTAAATGAGGTTGATTTTGTCGGTCGAGCAGATAAAACCTTGTGTCAAGCAAAAAAAATGACGAGCGAAATTGCATTAGGGTCTGGTCGAAAAGCTAGGTTTTTTGTTTTGAAGGATGTTGTTTTTTGTTACTGTTTTGAGCTATCAAAGAGGTGTGGTTATAGGCTAGATGAAGATTTATCAGTGATTGTTGAATGGGTGATGAGAGTTTGTGAAATTAAAAAAAGCGGGGAGGGCGACATCATCTTACCACCCCGCTAAAAACCTCATGCACATTCTTATTATTACTACATCGGCTATTATCCCTAAGTTTTGTTTTTTTTAAAGTTAAAACTATGAATGTGTTAAATTTTAGAAAATAACCCCCAGGTTAAAGGTGTGAAATATTTGTTATTAAAGTGAGTATTTGAAAGAAATTAAAAATCGTCAGTTGTACTATTCATGGCAAAACGCTATTTAATTGCCTCTGGCCTTGACCGGCGGCATCCTTTCCCCATGAATAATATAAATTCTCTGCAGGAAATCGCACGCGCGATCCGCAACCTTATCCGCACCGGTATCGTGACCGACGTCGACCTCGACGAGGGACTTTGTCGCGTCCAGACCGGCGGCATCGAAACCACCTGGCTTAACTGGCTTACCAGTCGCGCCGGTCGCTCTCGCGTGTGGTGGGCTCCCTCCGTCGGTGAGCAGGTGTTATTGCTGGCCATCGGCGGCGAGCTCGATACCGCTTTTGTGCTGCCGGGCATTTTCTCTGATGACCATCCCGCGCCCTCGGCCTCACCCGATGCGCTTCACGTTTCCTTTCCTGACGGGGCGGTTATCGAGTATGAGCCAGAAAACGGCGCGCTAACCGTGTCAGGTATCAAAACCGCAGACGTCACCGCGTTGGACTCCATTACGGCCACCGTGCCGGTGGTGCTGGTGAAAGCGTCGAGCCGCATCACGCTCGATACGCCGGAGGTGGTTTGCACCAACAAGCTGACGACCGGCACGCTCGAAGTGCAGAAAGGCGGCACCATGCGCGGGAACATCGAGCACACCGGCGGGACACTGAAATCAAACGGCGTGCAGGTGGATAACCACGCGCACGGCAACGTACAGAGCGGCGGAAGCTGGACTAAGGGGACGCAATGACGGTGCGTTATCTGGGAATGAACGGCCAGACCGGGCTCAGTATCACTGAGGTTGAGCATATCCGGCAAAGCGTGCGCGACATTCTGGTCACGCCGGTTGGCTCACGTGTCATGCGCCGTGAATATGGCTCGCTCCTGTCGCAGATGATTGACCAACCGCAGACCCCGGCGCTGCGCCTGCAGATTATGGCCGCGTGCTATTCCGCGATCCAGAAGTGGGAGCCCCGCGTAAATCTTACGACCATCACCTTTGAACGGTCTGAAACCGACGGCGGGCTGTATGTCGACATCACCGGCACCCGCTCCACCGGCGGCCAGCCTTTTTCACTCACCATTCCACTGAGTTAAACGCTATGGCAATTGTTGACCTTAACCAGCTCGCCGCGCCTGACGTCGTGGAAGAACTGGACTATGAAACCATCCTCAGCGAACGAAAGGCGACGCTCGTCTCGCTGTACCCGGAAGACCAGCAGGACGCCGTCGCGCGCACGCTCTCGCTTGAGTCTGAGCCGCTGGTAAAGCTGCTGCAGGAAAACGCCTACCGGGAAGTCATCTGGCGACAGCGCGTCAACGAGGCCGCGCGTGCGGTCATGCTGGCCTACGCCACCGGCGCAGACCTCGATCAGATAGGCGGAAATTACAACGTTGAGCGCCTTGTCATCACCCCTGCAGACGACACGACGTTACCGCCGACGCCTGCCGTGATGGAGTCGGACACCGACTACCGTCTGCGCATTCAGCAGGCATTTGAGGGGCTGAGTACCGCAGGCTCTACCGGCTCCTATCAGTTTCACGGTCGCAGCGCTGACGGGCGGGTCGCCGATATTTCGGTCATCAGTCCAGAGCCTGCGTGTGTCACGGTCACGGTGCTGTCACGCGAAAATAACGGGATAGCTTCTGACGAGCTGCTCGCCATCGTGCGCACCGCGCTGAACGATGAGGACGTCAGGCCGGTCGCTGACCGCGTGACCGTGCAGTCGGCAAACATTGTCGACTATAAAATCACCGCGTCGCTTTACCTTTACCCCGGCCCCGAAAGCGAGCCGGTGCTCAGTGCGGCGCAAGCAAAGCTGCAGGCGTACATCACCGCGCAGCACCGGCTCGGGCGAGACATCCGCAAATCAGCAATTTATGCCGCGCTCCACGTCGAGGGCGTGCAGCGTGTCGAGCTGGCCGAACCGGTGGCCGACATCGTGCTCGATGACACGCAGGCGTCATGGTGCAGCGATTACAGCGTGACGATCGGGGGCAACGATGAATAATACCCGCCTGCTGCCGGTGGGTTCGTCACCGCTTGAGGTGGCGGCGGCGCGCGCCTGCGCTGAGATTGAAAATACCCCCGTTCCGCTGCGTCGCCTCTGGAGTCCTGACGACTGCCCGGCAAACCTGCTGCCGTGGCTGGCGTGGGCGTTTTCCGTTGACCGCTGGGATGAGAGCTGGCCGGAGGCCACAAAGCGGGATGTGATCCGCGCGGCGTGGTACATCCACGCGCACAAAGGGACGATTGGGGCGGTGCGTCGCGTGGTCGAGCCGCTCGGCTATCTGATTAACGTGTCCGAGTGGTGGGAAACGAACGACCCGCCCGGCACGTTTCGCCTCGATATTGGTGTGTTAGAGACCGGCATCACCGAGGAAATGTATTACGAGATGGAGCGGCTCATTGCGGATGCAAAGCCAGCCAGCCGCCATCTTATCGGCCTCAACATTATTCAGGATGTGCCGGGCTATCTCTACACCGGCGCGCTGACGTATGACGGCGACATCATCACGGTTTACCCGGATAAGTGAGAACACCATGACAGTAAAATATAAAACGGTCATCACCAAAGCCGGTGCGATTAAGCTTGCTGCAGCGACCGTCCCGAACGGGAAAAAAGTGAATTTTACGGCGATGGCCATCGGTGACGGTGGCGGCACATTGCCGGTGCCTGATGCCAGCCAGACAAAGCTCGTCAATGAAGTCTGGCGCCATACGCTGAACAAAATCAGCCAGGACAACAAACATCAAAACTATGTGATCGCGGAGCTGCTCATCCCGCCTGAAACCGGCGGTTTCTGGATGCGCGAAATGGGGCTCTATGACGACACGGGCACGCTGATTGCTGTCGGCAACATGGCTGAAAGCTACAAGCCGGAACTGGCGGAGGGGTCAGGTCGCGCGCAGACCGTGCGTATGGTCATCATGGTAAGCGACATCGAGTCAGTCGAGCTGACGATTGACACCTCAACGGTGATGGCAACGCAGGACTATGTTGACGATAAACTCGCGGAGCATGAGCAGTCCCGTCGTCATCCTGACGCCACACTTAAGGAAAAAGGGTTTACCCAGCTCAGCAGCGCCACCGACAGCACGTCTGAGACGTTCGCCGCGACGCCGAAAGCGGTCAAGGCGGCGTATGACCTTGCGGATGGGAAATATACGGCTCAGGACGCGACCACGGCGCAAAAGGGTATAGTCCAGCTCAGTAGCGAGACCAGCAGCGAGTCTGAGACGCTCGCGGCCACGCCAAAGGCCGTGAAGAACGTCAGCGATGATGTCACAAAACTGAAAAACAGCCTGGGCGAAGCCGCACACAGAGGCGTCGCTGATAATGCTTCAGGAGAATTAATTCCGGTAGGGTATAAAGGTAATTTTAAATCCGAATGTAACCATGTAGCGATCGACTTTGCGACATACCCTTTTGTTGTCGGAGAATCATTATTCGTTGATTCACGGGGCTGTACGAATAACCCGCCTTTTTTGACGCAAGATTTTTATTACATAAATGTCGTGTGTGCCACTAGCCCGGCTCAGGGCGGGAGGGTAAACAGGCCGCTGATACAATTCGTCAGTTACACAAACTCAACTCAGATCCTCGCCATTCGTGAAGATGACGGTACGACCACAGGCTGGCGTTATTTCCGGGCAGTACAATTTGATAATGATAACCAGACCGTCAGTCTTCCGGGTGCTGTAAATGCTGTTAATGGCGGGATTCAGTTAAGCCAGAATGCTGTTACTATTCGCGGGGCGGGTAATAAACACCTCTGGTTTCATGACCAGAACGGCAAAGAAATGGGGCTGGTTTACGCCTCAGATGATAAAGTGCTGCACCTGCGGGCGGGGGAAGGTCCAACAGTAAATATTGGCTCAGACGGGGTTGTCAGATTGCCGGGGCCTGTAGTTGATGCGAGCTACTATCAGACAAACCCTTCAGGCTCATCCGGGTGGCATGGTGCCGGGATGTTCGCCAGTCAGTATGCAAATGCAGCACCTTTCCTTATTCCTTTGCGATATTCGACGCCAAAGGATGCGTCTGTATATCTGCCAATGATTAAAGGGTTATCACAAACAGATTATTGGGGTTACGGCTCTGCAGTAAGCTTTGGAATATTGCGTTCTGGTAATGGGGACTTTGGTTCCGCAGCAATCAATATTATTGGCGATAGTGGTAAGGCTGTCGTATATACGTTTAATGCTAATGGTGACTTCAATGCCCCCGGCCAGATTGGTAGCGGTGGAAATATTGTCGCAGGTCAGGGGCTGTATGAATCAGGTGGAGCGGTGCGGGTTTACTCACCCAATAACCCGCCACCACAGCAGAATTTAAGCCCTTATGCCACTATGACATGGGTTATTGCTAATTTCGGCATGGTCAACGGCATCAGACGCGGCGGGCAGCAGCTTCAGAACCCGACTGATGCATGGTTTGGCAACTGGGAATCGCCAGCCGGGTGCGTAGTTACCGGAATAACGATGGAAGGCCGAAGCGACGGGCGAAAGCTGGGCGTTTATTACCGACAGATGCAATATTTTAATATACAAGCCAATGCATGGGTAAATATTGGGGATTAATCATGGATAAATTCATCGCTCCTTTAATTTATAAATATGAACATGTCGAAATTAACGGCGTCATGCGTACGGGGCTTTATTTTCAGGATATCCACGGTCGTGACTGGTACGAAACCCTCCGCGACTGGAAAGGCGCTATTGCTGTTGATGCCGCAGGGATTGTGATTGCCTGCGAGACCGATGTCACCCTTATGGGAATGATGGAGGGGCGAAACGTTTATGAGGTTGACCCCGAGAACATCCCGGACAATGTCATAGGAAACTACACGTTTCAGGATGGGGTATTTACCGATATTCGTCCTGATGCGGTCGAGCTTGCTGAGCAAAAAAGGAAGGAGCTCCTCGAGGAGGCCAAAATTGCAATGGCACCCTTGCAGGATGCGTCAGATTTAGGGATTGAAACTGACGAAGAGAGGGCGCTGTTAAATGAGTGGAAAAAATACAGGGTCAGCCTGAACCGGATAACTGTCAGTGATGCCGCAAAAATTGTCTGGCCTGAGCCACCGGAAAACCGATAATAAAAAACCCGCGTTAAGCGGGTTTAATCGTAGGGGCATTCTTCATAGTCTTGTTCGGTTTCATCACCGACAAAGAATTTGAGCCAGCAAAAACCGAAAATCCCCCATGCTGCCAGACCGCCTGTTATCCAGAGTAAAATCGTCATCGTTGTCACCTCGCTAATGGCGCAACGATAGCGATAATAGCCCTTCATTGATAATGGTTATCAGCGATCAATTACTCACAATTGATCGCTCAAAACGATCAATCACCTTTCCCGTTCACCTCAACCACTCACTGCGCGTTGTGCAGTCCCCATTCCAACGGCGTTACGTTTCTCGCTTCTCACACACAACAGAAAATAGTCGCACCCCTTAACCACGGAGTTAAACAGATGGGCGACTATCATCACGGCGTCGAGGTCATCGAGATTAACGATGGCACGCGCACCATTTCCACCGTCTCAACGGCCATCATCGGCATGGTCTGCACGGCCAGCGATGCTGACGCAAAGACATTCCCCTTAAACGAGCCCGTATTGATTACCAGCGTGCAAACGGCGATCGGGAAAGCCGGTAAAAAAGGCACGCTGTCAAAATCCCTGCAGGCCATCGCCGACCAGTGCAAGCCTGTCATTGTGGTGGTGCGCGTTCCCGAAGGCACCGAAGACCCGGAAGACCCGGAAGCGGCGCAGAAAGAAACCATTTCCAACATCATCGGCACGACCGACGAAAACGGCAAATACACCGGGCTGAAAGCGCTGTTAACGGCGAAAACCGTCACCGGCGTTAAGCCGCGCATTCTCGGCGTGCCGGGGCTGGATTCTCAGGAAGTGGCGACCGCGCTTGCGTCGACCTGCCAGAGTCTGCGCGCGTTCGGCTATGTGAGCGCGTGGGGCTGCAAGACCATTTCCGACGCCATCAAATACCGTGAGAACTTCAGCCAGCGCGAGCTGATGGTCATTCACCCTGATTTTCTGGCATGGGACACCACGGCGAACGAAACCGATATTGCATGGGCGACCGCCCGCGCGCTCGGCCTGCGCGCCAAAATCGACCAGACAATCGGCTGGCACAAAACGCTGTCCAACGTCGGCGTGAATGGCGTCACCGGCGTCAGTGCCTCGGTCTCATGGGATTTGCAGGAGCAGGCCACCGACGCCAACCTGCTTAATCAGGCCGGGGTGACAACGCTCATCCGCAACGACGGCTTTAAATTCTGGGGCAACCGCACCTGCTCTGACGATCCTTTATTCGTGTTTGAAAACTACACCCGCACGGCGCAGGTGCTGGCCGACACGATGGCGGAGGCGCACGCGTGGGCGATGGATAAGCCCGTTTCCGCAACGCTCATCCGCGACATCGTCGCCGGTATCAATGCCAAATTCCGCGAGCTGAAAAACAACGGCTATATCGTTGACGGCTCCTGCTGGTACGACCCGGAGTCAAACACCGTGGAAACCCTGAAAGCCGGGAAGCTGTATATCGATTACGACTACACCCCCGTCCCGCCGCTGGAAAACCTGACCCTGCGCCAGCGCATCACCGATACCTATCTGGCAGACCTGTCAGACTCGGTCAACAGCTAAGGAGCTCAGAGCATGGCGTTACCACGCAAACTGAAATACCTGAACATGTTTAACGACGGTCTCAGCTACATGGGCGTCGTTGAATCCGTCACCCTGCCAAAGCTGACCCGCAAGCTTGAGAAATATCGCGGCGGCGGGATGCCGGGCTCGGTGTCGATTGACCTCGGCCTCGACGACGACGCGCTGTCGCTTGAGTGGACGCTGGGCGGCCTGCCTGACGTCGAGCTGTGGGCGCAGTACGCGTCACCGGGTGCCGACAGCGTGCCGCTGCGCTTCACCGGCTCATTCCAGCGCGATGACACCGGCGCAATTTCCGCCGTTGAGGTGGTCATGCGTGGCCGTCACAAGGAGTACGACGGCGGCGAGAACAAACAGGGCGAAAGCGGCACGACCAAAATCGCGACCGAGTGCTCGTACTACCAGCTCACGATCGACGGCAAAGAGGTCATCGAGATTGACGTCATCAACATGGTGATGAAAGTCGACGGCGTCGACCGTCTTGCTGAGCATCGCCGGGCGATTGGCCTGTAACCCGTTAACCGGTCAGCCTGACTGGCCGGTCACTTACTAAATTTCAGAGAGAGCTACATCATGGAAAACATCAACGAAACCGCCACCACCGAAACCGAAAACCAGAACATTGTGATCCTCGATAATCCCGTCATGCGCGGTGAGCAAAAAATCGAACAGGTGACCGTGACCAAACCCAACGCCGGGACTCTGCGCGGCGTGAGTCTGGCCTCGCTGGCTAACTCTGACGTCGATGCGCTGATTAAGGTGCTGCCGCGCATGACGTACCCGGCGTTGACCGAGCACGAGGTCATGCGTCTGGAAGCGTCAGACCTGATTTTGTTCGCCGGTAAGGTGGTCGGTTTTTTGTCGCCATCTTCGGCTCGCTGACCTTCCCGGATAACCTTTCGGTCGATGACCTGATGGCGGATATCGCGGTGATATTTCACTGGCCGCCATCAGAGCTGAATTCCCTGAGCGTGACCGAGCTCATCACATGGCGCGAAAAGGCGCTGCAGCGAAGCGGACACCACCATGAGCAATAACGTCAGGATTGAGGTACGGCTGAACGCAGTAGACCGGGCAAGCCGACCGCTTAAAGCTATCCAGAATGCCAGCAAGACCCTTGCTGGCGATATCCGCACTTCTCAAAACAGCCTGCGCGATCTGAATGCGCAGGCGTCCCGAATTGACGGATTCAGGAAAGCAAGCGCACAGCTTGCCGTGACAGGTCAGTCGCTTAACAAGGCGAAACAGGAAGCCGCCGCGCTGGCCGTGCAGTTTAAAAACACGCAGAACCCCACAACCGCGCAGGCGCGGGCGATGGAAGCGGCAAAGAAATCCGCTGCTGACCTGCAGCTCAAATACAACAGCCTCAGGCAGTCGGTGCAGCGCCAGCGCACCGAGCTCGCGCAGGCCGGTATTAATACCCGCACCCTGTCGGCGGATGAGCGCCGCCTGAAAACCAGCATCAGTGAATCAACTGCACAGCTCAACCGACAGCGCGAGGCACTGGCGCGGGTCAGTCAACAGCAGGCGCGACTGAGTCGGGTAAAAGATCGTTATCAGGCCGGTAAGTCTCTTGCCGGAGGCGCTGCAGCGGCAGGCGCGGCGGGTGTAGGTATTGCCACAGCGGGAACGATGGCCGGGGTGAAACTGCTGATGCCTGGCTATTCGTTTGCACAGAAAAACTCTGAGCTGCAGGCCGTGCTCGGGGTAGAGAAACAATCACCCGAAATGGAGGCGCTGCGCAAACAGGCGCGACAGCTCGGGGACAATACTGCAGCGTCTGCAGATGATGCGGCGAGCGCGCAGATTATCATTGCGAAAAGCGGCGGGGATGCCGCAGCGATTCAGGCGGCGACGCCGGTCACGCTGAATATGGCGCTGTCTAACCGTCGCTCGATGGAAGAAAACGCCGCGCTGCTGACGGGGATGAAATCCGCGTTTCAGATGTCAAATGACCAGATCGCACACATCGGCGACGTGCTGTCGATGACGATGAATAAAACGGCCGCTGACTTTGACGGGCTGAGCGACGCGCTGACGTATGCTGCGCCGGTGGCAAAAAATGCCGGGGTCAGTATCGAGCAGACCGCCGCAATGGTCGGCGCGCTACATGATGCCAAAATCACTGGCTCGATGGCGGGGACGGGCAGCCGTGCCGTCCTGAGTCGCCTACAGGCTCCGACCGGTAAGGCATTCGAGGCCATCAAAGAGCTCGGCGTTAAAACGTCTGACAGCAAGGGCAACACGCGCCCGATATTTGCCATTCTGAAAGAAATGCAGCGCAGTTTTGAGAAAAATAAACTCGGAACAAGCCAGCGCGGCGAATACATGAAAACCATCTTTGGCGAGGAAGCCAGTTCGGCGGCGGCGGTACTGATGACCGCTGCCTCAAGCGGCAAGCTCGACCAGCTCACGGCGGCGTTTAAAGCCTCGGACGGCAAAACCGCTGAGCTGGTCAAAATCATGCAGGACAACCTCGGCGGCGATTTCAAAGAATTCCAGTCAGCTTATGAGGCCGTTGGTACTGACCTGTTTGACCAGCAGGAGGGCTCACTGCGTAAGCTCACGCAGACCGCCACGAAATATGTATTACAGCTCGACGGCTGGATCCAGAAAAATAAGGGTCTGGCGACCACTATCGGGGTGATTGTTGGGGGCGGACTGGCGCTGATTGGCGTGCTGGGCGGGATTGGCCTGATAGCGTGGCCTGTGGTAACGGGCATCAACGTGATTATCGCCGCTGCCGGTTTTCTCGGTACAAATCTGGCCGCAATGGGAACGGCCATTGTTTCGGTGCTCGGGGCGCTTACCTGGCCGATTGTCGCTATTGGGGTTGCCATCGTCGCCGGTGCGCTGCTTATTCGCAAATACTGGGAGCCAATAAGCGCATTTTTCTCAGGCGTGGTTGAGGGACTTAAAGCGGCCTTTGCGCCGGTGGCGGAAATTTTCGCACCGCTTGCGCCGGTGTTTGATTCTTTCATGGAGAAGTTACGCGGGGTCTGGCAGTGGTTCAAAGACCTGATCGCACCGGTTAAGTCGACGCAGGAGACGCTCGACAGCTGCAAAAATGCGGGTGTGATGTTCGGTAAGTTGCTGGCCGAAGCGCTGATGTTGCCGCTCAAAAGCTTTAATACACTGCGCACCGGCGTTAACTGGTTACTGGAAAAGCTCGGGGTTATCAATAAAGAATCTAGCGACCTCGACCAGAAGGCCGCAAAAGCCAATGCCGCCACCGGCTCAAAAAATGAATCTTATATTCCGACAACCTCAACATATGGCGGCTATCAGGCATATCAGCCAGTTACCGTGCCCACTGGTAAGACTTACGTCGACCAGAGCAAGCCAGAATATAACATCAACCTGAATGGTGGCATCGCGCCGGGCAGCGACCTCGACCGTCGGCTGCGTGAGGCTGTCGATAAACTCGACCGTGAAAACCGTGCGCGTCAGCGCTCAAGTATGCGTCATGACTGAGGGGGATAAAGCATGTTAATGGTTTTAGGTTTGTTTGTGTTTGAGCGCCGCACGCTGCCCTATCAGTCTATGCAGTATTCGAAGGATTACCGCTGGGCGTCAAACGACCGTATCGGCAAGCCACCGGCTTATCAGTATCTCGGGGAGGGGGAAACCACGCGCACGCTGTCGGGTGTCCTCTATCCCGAAATTACCGGCGGACGTCTGTCACTGACCGCCATCGAACTGATGGCAGACGAGGGGCGAGCGTGGCCGCTGATTGACGGAACGGGCATGATCCACGGCATGTATGTCATCGACAAAGTGACGCACACGCACACCGAGCTATTCAGCGACGGAGCGGCGAGAAAAATCGAGTTTAGCCTTTCGCTTAAGCGGGTCGATAAATCGCTGGCGGCCATTTACGGCGACCTGAAAACGCAGGCTGACAATCTGGTCACGTCTGCCGGTGACTGGCTGGGAGGGCTGGCAGGATGATTACAGGAATGGATATTCAGGCCGGGGCGAAGATTGCCCCGGCGTTTATGCTCAAGCTCGATAACGACGATATCACGCAGGATTTTAGTGACCGCCTAATCAGCCTGACCATGACCGACAATCGCGGATTCGAGGCCGACCAGCTCGATATCGAGCTCGATGACACTGACGGTCAGATAGCTTTGCCACCGCGCGGCGCAACGTTGACGCTGTGGTTAGGCTGGCAGGGATCCGCGCTGATAAAAAAAGGGACGTTCACGGTCGACGAAATCGAGCACAGGGGCGCGCCTGATACGCTGACCATCAGGGGGCGAAGCGCTGATTTTCGCGGGTCGCTGAACTCGCGCCGGGAGCAGTCATGGCATGACACCACGCTCGGGCAAATTGTCGAGACGATTGCGGCACGCAATAAGCTGACGGCCAGCGTGGCCGACACCCTGAAAGCCGTCGCCGTGCCTCACATTGACCAGTCGCAGGAATCCGACGCGGTGTTTCTGTCCCGCCTGGCTGACCGGAACGGGGCGGCGGTTTCGGTAAAAGCGGGGAAACTGTTATTCCTGAAAGCGGGGAGCGGTAAGACGGCCAGCGGTAAGCCTATTCAGCAGATGACGCTTGAGCGCGGCGACGGCGATCGTCATCAGTTTGCCATTGCTGACCGGGAAGCCTACACCGGCGTGACGGCAAAGTGGCTGCACACCAAAGACCCGAAGCCGCAAAAGCAAAAGGTTAAGCTCAAGCGTAAGCCCAAAGAGAAGCACCTCCGAGCGCTGCAGCATCCGAAAGCGACCAAAGCCCCGGCAAAGACTAAAGCCAAAAAAGAGCAGGAAGCGCGCGAGGGCGAGTACATGGCCGGTGAGGCTGACAACGTGCTGGAGCTGACAACCATCTACGCGACAAAGGCGCAGGCCATGCGCGCCGCTCAGGCTAAGTGGGACAAGCTGCAGCGAGGCGTCGCGGAGTTTTCAATCTCGCTGGCGATTGGCCGGGCAGATTTATTTCCTGAAACGCCAATCGCGGTGAAAGGGTTTAAGCGCGTCATAGACGAGCAGGCTTGGATAATCAGCCGGGTGGTGCATAACCTTAACGGGAGCGGCTACACGACGGGCTTAGAGCTTGAGGTTAAGGTTGCGGACGTGGAGTACGAAAGCGAAGAATTAACGCAGTGATTTGTTTTTAAGTGTTTGTTATATAAAGATAAAGTGAGTAAAATTAACGCATCGGAAATTAAATGAGGTGCTCGCCATGTTTCACTGTCCAAAATGCCATTTTGCCGCTCACGCCCGCACAAGTCGCTATTTTACTGACACGACCAAAGAGCGGTATCACCAGTGCACGAACATCAACTGCAGCGCGACGTTTGTGACCACCGAAACGGTCGAGCGCTTTATCGTATCGCCGGGTGAAGTCGAGCCAGCGCCGCCGCACCCGACTACATCTGGTCAGCACCAGATTCATTGGATGTGACTAGGGTCAAGTCCCCGGATTTGCGGGGACTTCAATGACTGCATAATTTATGGTACAAGTGCATTACAATGGATATAGTTGAAGATGCTGTGAATGGAATTATTTAGGAAAAACGATAAAAATTTCACATAAAAAGCATACAGCTAGATGGCAATTCACATTATTTTTAGTATAAAGTATGTTTATTAAACCCTATTCCTTACAAGGGGATATATGTTTCTGCCAAAACTAAGCAAACAATCAAATAATCATCTCTTAATTGGTGAGAATGGCGCAGGAAAAAGCAGGCTCATGGCTGCATTAGCACAAGAAATAGCTTACTCCGAGCCTTATGCAAGCATCATAACGATTGCAAACACTATTCATAACAAATTCCCAACTTTGCGTATCAAAAATTACTTTAGACTTCCATCAAATAAAATAAATCACGTAAGTGATGTTATGATAGATGCTTTATCATCAAAAAAATCACAACTTGATAATGGAAAATCATTTGAAACTCTACGACGGGTATTAGCTTATATTGGCTTCGATAGTAAGATCGAAGTATCATTTAAGCTATTAAATAGCTCTGACTCTTTTAATAAAATAAACTCTTTAGAGTATACGAAATCCCTAAATATATATGATATATCAAGAGTAAGGGCGTTTATATCAAAGCTACCAGAAAGCAAAACCATACCAGGAATGTGGTCTAGTATCGAAAAAAATCCAAAAGTCGAGATGGTAATAGATTTTGAAAACCTTGGTCTTGATTTAGAAACAGAGTATTTACTTTCTGTTTTAAGACTGAAATATCATTTAATGAAATTAAAAATTCTAAGTGATGTAAAAATATCACTTTTCAAAAACGGCGATAAAATAAATTTAAATGACGCTAGTTCTGGTGAGCTAACACTTTTAACATCGTTATCATGGATCTCAATGCATATTGATAAAAGGGCATATATACTTATTGATGAACCGGAAAATAGTCTTCATCCTAAGTGGCAACGTGAATACTTTAAAAATATAAATGATTTATTTTATCAATATAAACCAAATGTTATATGTGCTACTCATGCACCGATAGTCATTTCAGGTGCTCATAGTTCAGAATCTAACGTAAGCATTTATAGAACCATAAACGGGAATATAAAAAAGCTTGCGGATCACCATTCAAAAAACATTGAAGAGATACTCACAAATGTTTTTCAAATAATAACGCCTGAAAGTCGATATTTTAGCTATCTAATTAATAAATTAATAAACGATACACTAAGTAATAATATTGATGAGGCTGGGCTTTATCATCAATTGAATGAATTTAAAATAATCACTGATGACCCTAAGCATATTGATATAATTAATTCGGTGCCAAGTATAATCAAAGAGATTAGAAAGAATGGCTAAACTTAAATATACAGTTGGCGATGTGTCAGCAATACGCCGTTCGATTGCTGAAGGTGGTGATGTATGGTATAACAAGAAGCTTGCGGGTGTAAAAAAAAATATAAAAAAACATTTTAAAGATAAATGTCTGAGATGCTGTTATTGCCAACGTTCTTTTAAGGGGGAGTTCGATCTTGTTATTGATGTAGAGCATATACTCCCTCAGTCACTTTACGCTAAATACATGTTTTCCCCGAAAAATTTAAGCATCGCTTGCAAGCGCTGCAATATGAAAATAAAAAAAGCGAGTGTGAAATTTATAGTTGATGGTTATCATAAAAAAAGAATTTTCAATAAGTCAACCTATAAATTCATTCATCCAAATCTAGATGCATATAACAAACACATAACCAGAATAAATATAGAGCTAGAAAATCTATCTATAACAAAATACGTTGTTAAAAATAATAGTCAAAAAGGTTTTTATACTTACAGGTTTTTTAGGTTGTTCGATTTCGAATGCCAAGATTTTGATCTTGCACAAGGACTACCTATCATTGAAAGATACATTTAAGTCTCATTAGTAGGTTATAGTCATTAATGCTACGAGCTATTTTTCAGTTACTCGAGCATATCTGCTTATTCGGGACTGAGTTTTAAAGATGTAGAGCCGCTGTTAACCACTATTGGAAGACCATTTGCACACTTTATGTACTGATGAGCAGATTAAAAACAAACCCGCTGAAGCGGGTTTGTTTCACCGATGTGGTCAATACGTGGACGTGGCAAGAAATAAATCCTTTTATTTCATTTGGTTAGATCGTTACAATAAAGCTCCTGAGGGAGCCTTTTTATTATGTTTGACAACCCCTCATCATTTAGTTGTATAGTACAACTAAATGATGAGGACAGAACATGCACAGCGAAACCCCGGTAGTCAGTGTTATTCGACGTTCCTCGCGCCTGATGGTGCGAGAGTTAGGTTTTATGGGGTCTACCCTGGCCTTAACAAATTACTCTCCTTCAGCCGTCCATACCCTGGTCGAAATCGCCTTACGCAAAGAGATGACGGCGAGTCAGCTGGTGCAGCTACTGGGCCTGGAAAAGTCCAGCGTCAGTCGGATGCTGGCTCGTCTGATTGCCGCGGGCGAACTTGAGGAGGTGACTTCACCTGAAGATGCGAGAGCGAAGAGTCTCAGGCTGACCGCGAAAGGTCATGAGACGGTCAGTAAAATTAATACCTTTAGCAATGAGCGCGTGGTCTCAGCAATAAAGCGTCTTGCTCCTGCCCAGCAGCAGACCATTTCTGAGGGACTCTCCCTTTATGCCAACGCGCTGCTGGCGTGCCGTGAAAAGGGCAATGACACGCGCCCCGACGAGCTTACGATAGTTAAGGGGTATATTCCCGGCATGATTGGCCGTATCGCGGAGATGCACGGGGTTTATTACGCGCGTGAGCACCATTTTGGCCGCTTTTTTGAGGCCAAAGTGGCTACAGGTGTTGCAGAATTTAGTGACCGCCTGGATAAGCCATGCAACCAGATCTGGCTGGCGGTGATGAACGACAGGATAGTGGGGTCGGTGGCGATAGACGGCGAGGATTTAGCGCCGGGTGAAGCCCATCTTCGCTGGTTTATTCTTGATGATGGCTGTCGGGGACACGGGGTGGGGAAAAAACTGTTGACCGAAGCGATGCGCTTTTGCGACAGCCTTGGTTTCTCTGCCGTGCATCTCTGGACATTCAACAAGCTGACCGCCGCACGACGTTTATACGAATCGTTTGGATTTACGCTCGTCAAAGAGTGGGAAGGCGACCAGTGGGGAAGCCTGATTACAGAGCAGCAGTTTACCCGGTATAAAGACGCCTAACCGCCGCGATAAAAAAGGCTCCTTTCGGAGCCGCTTTGGTATCAGAACACTTTCTTATACGGTCGAACCGTCACTTTCGCATACACACCTGCTGCAACATACGGATCTGCGTCAGCCCATGCCTGAGCGGTTTCCTGAGATTCAAACTCAGCAATCACGGTGGAACCGGCAAAACCGGCGGCGCCCGGATCGTTGCTGTCTACTGCAGGCATTGGGCCGGCGGTCAGTAAACGGCCTTCATCCTGGAGCAGCTGCAAGCGTGCCAGATGCGCAGGGCGCACGGCCTGGCGTTTTTCGAGCGAATCAGCAACATCTTCAGAGTAAATCACGTAAAACACGGCGAAGCTCCTTAACCGGTAAAAGTGTCAGTTACGTTATGTGAAAG